AAAGCGGTGAGTCGCGTAGCGTGAGCGTATGTGAGCGTTTCGTGTCCTTGGGACGCTTTCACCGATTCGACAAACCGTGTCAAAATTTATAAAAATAAACTATTTTTTCTTACATTTTTATCTTCAATCCAATCCAATTTTATTTTGCCGCGGTCACGGCACGGAAGGTCACGGAGATGCGCCGACCTCGGGGAACACGTTGATTGTCTATCTTGTCCGATTTGCGCGCAGGAATTTCGTGCGTCCAGTTGTAACGCGCTTTGCCCCGCATCAAATAGGCCGAACGCCGGGGCAGATAAACCTCCTCCAAGCCTTCACCTCCTTTTTCTTTGAAACGCATCCCACACCCACTGCCCAGGGTAACCGTCACCACCCAAATTGTGAATCGAACCGGGTCATCCACATGCGCCGAGATACCTTGACCCGGCTCATAATGATTCACAATGACTTGCAGGGTCTCCGGCGTCACCACCGGAATGGCGAGACCGGCCGCCCGACATTTTTCAAAGAGCTCAAATGCCCACAATGGGATTGGCTGCACCGTCTCCGGGTTTTCCGAACTGCGACCATAGTTATAGCGGTGACCGAATTGTTGAACTTTTCGGCTCAGAGTGGTTTCCCACTCACTCGCATCTATTTTGGCAACCAGCACCATTTCCTCCTCCGGTGACAGGACATCCAGGTGGCAATCTAAATCAGGTACCATTGTATCCTTGGACAACCCACACCGAAGTACCAACTTGTCATTTTTTACATTTTTTCTACGGATTCCACCACCACCCGATGGTCGGCATAGCGCCGCACACGGTCATCGTGAGACACCAGAATAACCGTTTTTTGGTCTTTGATTTTTTCAATCAGCCGGTAGACATAGGCTTTGGTACGGTTGTCCATCGCCGACGTAGGTTCGTCCAATAGGATATACGGCGTATTATGAAGCAGTACCCGAAGGAACCAGACGATTTGGCGTTGCCCTCCTGAAATGTTGCCGCCGTTTTTCCCAGCGCTGGTGTCCAGACCTTTCGGCAATTCATTCACCAGTTCATAGATATTGAAGCGACGCAACCAATCTTCGACTTCCGCCTTGGAGGGTGGCGACTCCACCCCATAGACAATGTTCTCGTAAATGCTTCGATTGAACAGCGATGGGGTCTGAGGCACATAGCCTAAAATGCGATGCAACTCTGTTGTCGAGAGCAAATCATAGGATATTCCGTTGATGTAAATCTGTCCCGACGTCGGGGCATAGTATTTGTTCAGCAGTTTCAACAGTGTCGATTTTCCCGATCCGATTTTGCCCTCAATGACTGTGCATTGGTTGGCCGGGATATACAACGAATAGTCTTTAAACACCGGTCGGATGCCGTCTTCGGTTTCGTAATGATACGACAGACGGTCAATGAAGATGCCTTCCGTTGGTGGGCTGGAACGGAAGGACTCCAGTGCCTCGTTCTTGCATTCCTCAAATACTTTCATTGAGTGTTGCATACTGCCCCATTTAAGCACCGTGTCTTTGACATTGCCCAACAATTTAAACAGTGACGTAATGACTTGCACCACAATAAGTAAGACAACCACAAAGGAGGCAATCTGTATCTCGTTTTGGCGAATTTGATAATACGAATAGAGCATATAGACCATAAACAGCGCAATAATGACCGGTAAGTAAATGAACCGAGGCCGCAACGAACACGTAAAAGTTTTCTTGGAGTTAGTCGCATAGCCCTCGTGGAACGTATTGATGCGTTCCAACTCATTGGCTTGTTGGTTGGCGTTGATGACACTCATCGAATTCCTCAAAATGTCTTCCACTTCTTCAATCGTGGCATTGTAGGCTTTGTCGCGTGCCTGAGAAATGGATTCGCAATGGAAGACAGTTTGATAACTGTAATACAGAATAACCAGCGTCACCACGAGCAAAATCAACCCCACTCGGAACTGTTTGAATAACAAATAGACGATTCCGCTGAACAAGATGACCAATTCAGGAAGCCAATTGTTTTTCCATTGCTCGACAAAGCTGTAATAGACCACGGGGAGTTTGATGAGTTTGGTGGTTAGTTCGCCGGTTCGAAGTTCAGTGTAATTCTTGGATTGGGTATCAAAGACGTGATTCACAATTAAATTGCGCACCAGTTGCACCATCCGCGGCAACATTTGAACATCCACGGTATCGGACAACACGTGCCCGACTTGCCCCAAGGCAATCAACCCGACAATAATCGCAAAATTCACATACAGTGCCGTACGCTTTTGAAGGGCGGTTTGAGTCGTTTTAACGGTTTGAATCAGCCGTCCCACCATATGCGGAATCCCAATGTCGGTCAAAGGTACTAACACCAGAAACAGCAGATAGATGACGAAAATCCCTGGATTTTCACGAATGAATTGTTTAAATATATCCGATGGATGGAGTGTCTGAGTGCATTTCATCTCTATTAGGATGCTCGGTTATTTTGTGTAAAAAATTTTATTCTCTGAAGGCAGTGATAACTTTCCTCGTTTTCGTTTGACGATGAAATTGGAGTTAAAAAAGTTTGATATGAGCAATTTGAAGAATGACAGTGTGGTATTGTTCATTGGAAAACGAAACACCGGTAAGTCCGTTTTGGTCAGTGACGTGATGTACCATCATCGCGATTTGCCCATTGGCGTCGTGATTTCCCCGACGGAACGCGCCAATCAGTTCTTTGAGAACTTCGTACCCAATATGTTGATTTACGACGAGTTCAGTCCAGAAATCGTACAGCGATTCTTAGACCGTCAAGAGAAAATCACCAAACAACATAACAGTGAAAAGAAACGTTACGGCAAAAGCGCCGTCGTACCAAACGCGTTTTTTATTCTGGACGATTGTCTGTACGACAAGACGTGGCCAACGGATAAAAACATTCGTTGTCTGTTTATGAATGGGCGGCATTACAAGGTCTTATTCCTCATTACCATGCAATACCCGCTCGGCATTCCGCCCCATTTGCGGACAAACGTGGATTACGTGTTTATCCTGCGTGAAAACCAAGTCAAGAACCGCGAACGCATCTATCAACAATACGCCGGAATGTTTCCGACCTTTGAAACCTTTTGTCAAGTGTTAGACCAATGTACGGAAAACTACGAAGGTTTGGTGATTGACAACAAAGTCCAAAGCAACAAACTGGAAGACCAAGTTTATTGGTACAAAGCGACCATTCGCAATGACTTTAAGGTGGGCTCACCTGAACTCTGGAATATGCAAGCCTTGGAGCTGGAACGTCAAGTATTGGGCATTGCGCCACCCCCCGACGAAGAAGAGGAAGACTTTAACCCTCGGATTGCCAAAGGTACCAAAAAGAATGCCCCTGTGATTCGGGTGCGGAAACATACGTAATACAATTGTATCTTATGAAACTAACCAGACCGATAAGATGCCGATTGAACCCTTTGATATCCAGACGTTGAAAACCAATAGCGTGGTGCTCGTTGTTGGACGCAGGAATACCGGCAAATCGTTCTTGGTACGTGACCTATTATACCACCACAGTGACCTTTCGGGTGGGCTCATTGTGTCCCCAACGGAACCCGTGGAGCATTTCTATGAGGCGATTGTTTCTTCCAAAGACACCATACACGAGGAATACACACCTGACCTTTGGAAGTCGCATCCGAAGAACGCATTTGTTGTCTTGGACAATGCCATATACGACTGTGCATGGACGTCCGACGCCTATATCCGGCGACTGTTTTTAAAGAAACCATCTATGTTTCTCTTCACGATGCCGTTTGCCTTGGGCATTCCACCCCACTTGCGGCGAAACATGGATGTCGTGTTTATTCTACGAGACAATATGGAAAAATCTCGGGAACGTCTCTATTTGCAATACGGCAGTGAGGTGTTCCCGACCTTTGAAGCCTTTGGTCAAGCGATGGACGAATGCACGCGCAATTACGAATGTCTGGTGATTGACCAACGGAACAATGGTGTCTATCGCTATAAAGCTGTGGAACGCGTTGGGTTTCGGATGGGAGAGTGTTAGAGGTATTTTTGTGAATGGAGTTTTCAAGCCGGCTCTATCGAAACCTCAGTCATCCTTTCTGGATGGTCTCACGATGGGAGGCGTTGCCTCCCAACATCGGGTCTTCCAGAAAGCCACGACCCAACCGACGATAGAACCTGCTTGTGTGCTGGCCGTCTGCGCTGATTCCAGGACGATTGAACTCAAAAGTACACCGTTCCAATGCGCACCCGATACAACACACGACATAGAGGCCGGCATACTATCGGGTCTTTTGTGTGGGTGTCTTTCGGGCACCGTGGAACGGAGGCTTGAAGCAGGTCATTCAGAGGTCGTTATCGAACGTTCCATTTTCATTCATAATAAAACATTTCATATCCGAACTTGGCTTAAAGCACAATCGCTATGTATCAACCAAGACATAACAATGGGTACTTCATATTCGAAAGACGAAATCGAACGTGAAAAAATTAAAACAGATGCAATGCGTATATTACAAAGCCATCTGAGTAAGTTTTTAGAAATCCATTGTGAATCGAGCTCGAATGGCTATCTAATGTATAACGATTTAATCGCCCATTTTTATACCTATCTTAAACATCAAAACATCTTGATCACAATCCAAGAATTAAACGAGTGTATGTTTGACCTTCTAAAAACAATGGAGGTGCGTCGTGAAGGTGTAAGTTTTGGTATTCGACAAGGTCATCATAAAACACTATCATTCCATAACTATTCGTATATTTACGGATTAAAGCTTACGAAACCGCTTTCGTGTCTTTCTCCGCCACCGTAATCGGCACCCAAAGCTCGTTATGGATGGTCTTCATCGCAGTCGTAACGGGTACAGGTGCTGGCAACGGTACCTTATCCTTCGGAATCGGCTTCGCCTTGGATTTAAAACATTGAACCAAGCCCATCGCCACGGTTTTCAATCGCATTCCAATGCTCACCAGCTTTTGGGTATCCACCGGGGCACCCTTGGTAATGGCCACAAACGTATCCACGATGTCTCCCACCAGGTCGCCTTCCAACATTACCTTGATGGATTTTAACGTCGCCTCGGGGAGCAAATCGTCGGCCGTGCCCAGAATACCGTCGCTGCCGGCAGAGACCTGTTCCAAAACACTGACCAGAATCCGTTTCTTTTCGGCACCGCTCACCCCCGGAAACGCATTGAGCAATTCCATTCCCTTATGGATGATGGTCATCGCCGAAGCGGCATTGAGGGATTTCGACTCAATGGCTTTGCGAATGGCCAAACTGACTTCCAATTCGATGGTTTTGGACGAAGACATCTTACTCTATTCACAGAGTTCTTTTTTCTAAAACGGTGGAAAGCCCGTATGGATGGGTTGATGAATTTGTTCCAGCATTGTGGTTTCGTAATCGTTACTGTTGCCATCCCGTTGGGACACGGACTTTGTTTCTCCGATGCCCATTAAGTGGAATCCAATCAGCAAGACAATGAACAGAAAGAAACCCGTAGAGAAGAGCATCTTGGATTGTTTCTTCAGTTCCATCGCATCGTCGGTCTTTGGTTGAAAATGTTTCACGGCCATTACCAACAACGCGGTTAGAATCAAACTGTAAATCACGGGCAAATACATCCGACAATCACTACTCGTTAAGAGCGATTGCATTTTCCTCTAAAAAAACGCATCGGTTGGTCGTTGCCGATGGCTTTTGACCACGGTTGGCCGATGCAGCGACTTGCTGGGTTTCTCCTTGGCCACAATCTCAATGCTCTTCGTTGGCGCTGCGACGGGCTCCGGCTCCGGTGCTGCCACCAGATTCATCTCAAAGGATTCTTCTTCCTTGACAGACGCTGTTTCTGATTCTGTTTCAGACTCCGAAACAGCGGGTTTCGTTGCTTCTAGAATCGTCTCGGATTCTGTTTCTGAAGCCGTGGGAGTATCTTCCTCTTCGGTCTCGGTCTCAGTTTCAGAAGATTCTTCATCCTCCTCGGATACCGAATCCTCGTTCTTGGGATCCGTCGCAGAATCCAACGAGCTCTCTTCCTCTTCGGCATTGGCATCTGTCGTCGGATGGAGAATATGGGATTCTTTGGACAGATACTTATAGATTTCGTTCAGGGGCAGACCATTCAAAATGGTTTGGCGGATGGACTTATGGATAAACGATTCACATTGAAGCAAGTTCTTTTGCTTTTCCAACGACCGCACCTTTTCATACATCAGATACGGTTTCTTCCAAACCAATCGCGCTACTGCCACCAACAAACGATGAATATACGCTTCCGACGAAGGCACCTTAACCTTGATGGGCGCCGAGGAAATCGTCTGAGACAACGTGGCCAAATGGAGTTGCAAAAAGACCATAAACGTGGATTTAAGGAGCTCCGGAAAATAATCGCAGTTCATCCGAGTCAAAACACGTTCCTTTAATGCGGTCACTTGATTCACGTTCCAATGCGGAATCAATGTCAAATGCTCCTGAAATTGTTCCAACAGTTTGTCGGCGTGGGCTTTCTCCCCGGCCTGCTTATAGAGCACCTGCAATTCTGCATAAATCGGCTCGGTCAGCAGTTGTTGCAAATGCAATAGATTGTCTTTCTTGGTTTCCAGCAAAACGTCCAAGGTGGGAGACATCTTTACACCGTTTAAGAATGATGTTGTTTAAGTATGTTTTTAGTTTTTATTTTATATGTGAAGAGATAGAACTCGAATGGAAGCCCTACTTGAAACGTTCTTCACAATGCTTCACCAAGTGAAGCTCTATCATTGGGCGACAATGGACTACGGCATTCATAAAGCTCTGGATGATTTGCACGGGTCGCTGTCGGGTCACGTGGATAAGTTCGTGGAAGTGTACATTGGTCGCTTTAAGAAACAACCACTTCCGGCGTCGCTCTCGGTCAGCGTGAAAGTTCAGGCCGACGTACAAAAGTTAGAAAAATACTTGGAATCCCTTCGGGACACCTTACGCGCCGTTGGAAAAACTGTGGCCAAAGAAAGCCAGCTGTTGAACATCTTAGACGAAATGCTGGGCGATGTTGACCAAACTCTCTACTTGATTCACTTGAAATAGGTACATCTGTGTGCGTGCGTTAATTGACACCAATCGGATTGATGGTGAGATTGAAGGGGTTTGTTTTTAGGCTTTCCAGAATTCCTGGATCCAAACGGCATTCGTTGGCATTCGGCAAGGCCATCGTGGCTTTGGTGGCGTCGCATTGTTCCACTGGAATGGGACCACTTTGATAGACACGGGTCAAATTGGGAACATCGCGAGGCGCCATTGCGTCCGACATTAGTTTCTTGACTTCCATATCCACACCTTCTTTGGAGAACGGTATCTTGGCACCTTGACCCGTCGGTACCCGTGCGGCTTCCACGTTCATCCATTCGCGCGTACCGTCGATTTCGGCGTTGTAATCGGCCTCCTTGGACATCAGACGGAATTCTTCGCGTGCCCCACCAGCACCGTAGTATTCGTAATCGGAAGTGAATTGGCGCTGGGTCGGGTCTAATTCCACCGGAATGTGGGTATAGGCACCGTCATAAACGTGGCCACCTTCACCCACGTAACCCACTTGGTTATTGTTCTCGCTCATCGTTTGACGGTGCGTTGTCCGACTGACCACCTCGGGGTCATAAACCACTGTTTTATAGACGTGAGAGGCCACGTTCCGAGTTGTGTCTTCCAACGGCAGCGTCTGACGCACGGTCGTCCGGGCTTCCTGGTCGTTCGTCACCGGTGCCGCATTGGGACCACGTGGATTCGTCAGGGTCGTATCGTGAATCGTGGTTTCTTTAATCGTCGTCCGCATCGCGTGATTGACCGGGTCATAGACCGTCGGCTTGTTGGGAATCTGGGCTTTCATCGAACCAAACGTCCGTGCGCTATCCACCATATATTCTTTGGTGGTATGACGGAACATATCCGTGAAAGGAGCGGTTAAAGCCTTAATCATCGACGTTACATTGGAAATGACCGTGCGTGTTTGAGTGGTCTGACGTTCGTTGTCGTAGATGCAAATGGAGGCTTTTCCATAGTCGTCTTTTTCACCTCGACCATATTCCGAGACGGATTTCGTCGGGAGTCCTTCGTATTCCACGTGGGTTTCCACGCGACTGGTGGGTTTGACCACTTGTTCGGGGCGTTCTTGGGCAGCCGAATAAACCCCGGTGGTTTTGAGCCATTGGTCGGCGCTCTGAGCATAAAATGTATCCACGCGGTTCTTCGCCAACGTCGGTTCCATCGTCCGTTGGGTCACAAAGGATTTGCCGGCAATCGGGTCAGGGTTTTCATAGACCAACTTCGGTTTGTTCCCTGGGCGCAGCTCATTGACCGTCTTGGGGCGTACGATGTCGTTGGTCAGGGATTGTTGAAACCCACCCGAAGGCGTCGACGTATAGCCTTGGTTGAGTCCAGGACCCACTCGGATTTGTTCAATGGGAAAGACGTTGCGTTGAGCAATCGGCATCTGAATCCGGTCTTGATAAAATTCAGATTGATTCGGCATCCCCAGTACATTTCCCACGGTGGGTTGCACGTCTCCGAAGGAGGCACACGCTTTCTTCGTATGGAAGAGGTCGGAACGACCGGTGAAATGTTCCAATCGCGCCTCGCCATTGCGAATGTCCATCGGCTGTTTGGGCTGACCTCGATAATACGGTTGCATATTGTTGTGGGTGAATTGCTCCGGAGAGACTTGGATACCTGCCATATTGGTTTGCATTGCGGGCGTCGTATCATTTTCCAGTTCTTGGGGTTTTGAAAACATATCCGCATAGGCCGGGCGGGGCACAACGTGGGTG